TTTTCTAAAAGTATCGTTGCATACTCGCCGCCAACCAAACCAGTAATATCACCTAAGTCATCAATATCCTGAAAGTCGGCCTGTGTTGTAGCACTAACCGCCCAATCTGTTGCGTCACCCAATGCTGACCACTGTGTGCGATATGGCTTAGTGCCATCAGCAGTTGTGTTTGTAAAACCAGTCATCACAAAGTCACGCACAACAGCAATATACTTAGCTTTTGGCGCATCCGCACTTAGGTCAGAAAACAAACCAGAGGCAGCAGCAGTTATCTTTTGTATGGGGTCTGCAAAGTTAGTAGCAACAACAGTCTCACCATACTGAACAAAGCGCACCTTATCCTCTGCGCCAGTGCTGTAGTTGCCAGACTTACTAATATTATCTAGTGAACCATCGGCTGTATCAAACTTATATATCTTTGTTCTGTCAGCCGCATATAAAGCTGTATTGCCATCATCATCACGAGCAGCAAACAAGCCAACAATAGTGTCATCAGCAGTACCGCTAATTGGTGACAAACCCTGAAAGCTCTCATAACCTGTCAAAGACGGAATGACGTTTGTAGCTACAGTTGTGCCAGCATTGTTAAAAGCTGACTGGTCTGGTAAAAACTCGCCAAATCTTATCATTGCCTATACCAAACCTCGCTACCTTCACTTACATTTGTCCAAACTTCTGAGCCAGCAGTTACCTCACTCCAAGTCTCACTGCCCTCAGAAACAACGCTCCATGTCTCTCCATCTTCTGCTGCTTCAGTCCATGTTTCTGCTCCTTCAGCAACAATAGACCAAAGCTCCCCAAGCACCTCACCTGTTATAACATTTGTTATAACACAGCTAACTGAACCAGCACCACTGGCAGTAAACTGCATAGCACCATCAGCAGTGACAGCCATACTTACAGCACCATCCGCAATAAGTATCGTGTTTACATCAGATGTAGCACTTGCAGAAATATCAACGCCACTACTTACAGTAGAAACTCTAATAGCACTGCCAGACTCAGTAATTGCAACATTTACTGAAGCGTTCATAGCCACGATAAACTGAGCTATAGCAGCAACGCTGGCTGCACCTGTTACAGATGCATCAACGGACTGTATGCGTATGCCATCTGCTGTAACTGTAAATGCAGCCGCTACAGCACTTGCAACTTCTTTAACAATCTCTGCGTCAACAGATTCAGTAATCGCTATGTCTACAGAGGATGCCGCCTCTTTGACAATCTCTGCATCGCCTACAACCGCAACGCTTGTGTCAACAGAAGAACCAACTTGACGAACAGGAATAGCAACACCTGCCACTGTAATCGCCGTTGCAGCAGTTCCGTCAAAAACAAATGTAACCTGATTATCAGATGTGGCTGATACAGAAGCCGACACAGAAGAGGTAGCCTCAAAAAGATTGAGGTTGTCCATATCTTCCAGAGAGCCAAAAGCATCGAGGTCATCAATGCTACCCCAATTATCTAGCTGCTCCAGTGTTGGGCCGAGTATCTCAGCCATTGGACTAAGCCGCAGTTACGTCTAGGTCGCCAGCAGCAATCCGTAGAATGTCACCTGTAGCAATCGTCTTGCTTGATGTAAAAGCACCATGTATCAAAAGATTTCCAGCACTAGCAGCATCAAAGATTCCAAAGTGACTTACTGTTCCCCAGCTACCAGTAGCAGCAGGAAACTCAATAGCAGCAGTGTTGTCAGTTGTACCACCAGCAGCAGCATCAAAAGCCGCAGACTGTCTTGCATAGCCACTGCCAGATAATTCAGTGCCACTATTGTCGTCACCAAAAGAACCAGTGGAAAGGCCAATGTAAACAGTAGCTGGGGCTGTGTATGCACCAGTTCCTAGTACATGGTCGAGAATTTCATTCTCTAGGTAATCGCTCATTGCGCTCATGTTAATTCTCCGTAGTCAGACTTCATAAATAAACCAGAGCCAGCGTGTTTGCCTCTTTGCTCTTCACGTTTGATTTCATCAATCGCACGAGTAAATAAAGACTCATACATCTGTGTCTTTTGGTCATCCATAAGATATACACTAGCCGCAGCTAATGCGCCATAGAGGTAAGCATCAGGATGACGAGTCAGTATTATATTAGTGGTATTGCTGTCAGATAAATCTGGCACACCTTCCATATACACAATCTCTGCTGTGTAAGCACTGTCAGGTGTAGGTGCAAACTTAATCTCACCACCAATAATCGTATAAGCACGAGGCTTGCCAGAACCGCCACTAGAGTACAACTCATTCAGTATCTGTGGTGTGTAATACTCCAACACCTCAGTTGGCGTTGTGTTTAGCTTTACCATTCTTATGGAACGCAAATCAGTCGGCAGTGAAACAAAAGCATCGCCGCCTGTCAGTGTGGCTGTAGCACGTTTTTCCTGAGAACGAGCCTCAAGCTCTCTACTCATGCGAGCCTCTGCTATGCTAATAAATTCTGGCAATCTGTCCGTTAGGTCAGTCCTTGCAAGAAAGTTTGCCATAGCTGTCTGAAGTTCTGCATAAGTTGTAATAGCCATTATACGTTACCGCCACTTGTTCTAAAGAACCGATTTTCATAATCATTCAGCCACTTTTTCCAAGCGTTAGGATTATGCTTTGGCTCACCAAACTTCTGTATCAACTCATAATAAAGAGCCGTTGGTATTTCTGCAACCTTCTGTTGATGTCTTTGTGTATCCCCAATCAAAGAACCAGAACGATACTCGTTAGCCTCTTCCTTGTTTTTCTTTAAGAGAGCATCAACATTTTGTGATGTCTCATAAACAAAACCGCCATCTGGATTGTCGTGTACCCACGTTTCCTTACCAGTGACAGCATCCTTTTTAAGCAATCTCTTAGACAAACTTCTCTCCAAAAGTTAGCGGGGGAGAAACTAAGTTCTCCCCCTATCAACTTATGACAAGTTGTAAACAGCACCATGCGCTTTAGGAGCAGATACTTTCAAAGTCCATTCTGTGATGATTTCAAACTTATCAGCATCGCCTATTTTAGCGAGGTCTGTTACTGCAAAGTTACGACCAGGCAGTGTGCAGATAGAAGCATAGTCACTGTCGAGGAGGTAAACTCTGTCTGATGGTGTAAATCTGTCGATAACAACATCAAGCTGACCAAAGTCACTCAGGTACAGAGAAACAGAACCAACGATAGCTGCTTCACGAGGAGCAGTGTAGTTAATTTGGTTTGTGCTTACTGAGCCAGAGTTCAAGTCGCTGAAGGCAACTTTTTTGGCAGGTGAAACAACCAGCATGTTTGGCTGACCACCATCTTCGTATGCAGCTTGCATAGCATCGTCAATCATAGCAAGTGTCAGTGCGCGGTCAGTACCATCGTCAGATGGGATGTGTGTACCGAGGCCAACACCAGCATTGAAAGCAGTTTCGTCACCAGCGATGGATACATTTGTAATCCAGCTTGAGAGTGTACCAGCTTTACGAGGGTCAGAGCCAGAGCGAGCTTGTGCAGTTGTGACAGACTTTTCAATGTCACGGCGAAGCTCAAGACCTTTCAGAACTTTCTGATAGGCTGTCTCTTTGTCACGACCAGCTTTATCAACAGCGTCCAGTGTGCCAGAAATTGCAGCATCTTTCTGTGAAATCTGCATGTAGTTTCCGAGACGAACAGTTGCGGTTGGTGTGTCGTAAGTAGCATCAGCACCTTCGTTCTGATAGTTAGTAGCGACAGCAGCAGCCAGTTCTTGTACTTGCCATTCAACAAATACGCCATTTCCTGTCTCTTTGCGGAGAGCAGAAAAAATTGGGGTTTCATCGGGGTCAATCCGAGTGATTACGTCGGCGAGGTCTTCACGCTCACCAACGGCAGTAGTAGTAGTATGTGTAGCCATAATATTTACCTATTTCTTTCCAAAAGATAATCCACAGCAGCATCTTTGCTGCCACTTTTCTTCAGGCGTTCAAAAGCCTGTGATTTGCGCTTTGCAGTTACTTCGGACTTAGGAGTAGGCTTGCCAGACTTAGTTACTTTCGGTGCTTTCCTTACCTTTTTCTGAGCTGCTGGAGCTTTAGCCATCAACTCATCATAAAGATATGCCTTGCGGAGTGTCTCGATAGCGCGACTATCAGAGGCAGTTTGTAGTTCTTGCTCAGTAAAACCAATGCGCTGTGCATACTGAATTACCTGTTGCTTTTCCCTAGTCGCTACTTCTTCATCACGCCACTCTGGAATACGCTCTAGTAAACGCTGTTGCTCTTGCGCGAGATGCTGCTGATGCGCTTGCATCATTTCTTGCTGCCTCTCTTGCTGTACCCGCATCTGCTCTTGCTGAACCTTTGCAAGATTTTCTTTGCGGTCACGAACTGCATCACGTTGCTTTACATATTCCAACGGGTCTTCCGCATAGAGCTTTTCCCAATATTCTTGAGTAGGCTCTTGCACTGTAAGCTGCTGAGACAAGACATTCAAAGCCTGTTCGTACTGCTCACGCTGTTGCGCGATAACTTGGCGTTCAGCTTCAGCTTGCTTTCGCTCGCTTGCAGCTTCCTGCATACGTTTTTGCGCGGCCTGTTCAAGCTGATAGTTCTTGATAAGTTCGTCTGCTGTGACGTTCTTTTCCTCACCATCAATCTTAACAGTGTAATACTCTTCTACGTCATCAGATTCTTCAGAGGCCTCTAAAGGTTGCTCTTCATCATCTTCAGTAGCTTCGTATTCAACATCAGCTTCTTCTGTTTCTTCCTCAGATAGCTCTACAGCGTCATCGGATTCTACTTCATCTACTAATGGTGCTTCAGCTTCCGCTTCAGCTACAGGCTCTTGAGGTATATCGCTTGCCTCTTCAGGGGCGGGGGTACTCAAGAGATGGTCAACTGCTTGACTCTGGGTTAGTGGTTCAGTCCCATCAGGGATACTGCTTTCACTCATATCTTATCTCCTCCTTAGAGATTTGTCGTTTAACTCAATTTTTGCCAGTTCACCTGTACTGACAAGCTCTTCCAGATGTCCTTGCACTGCAAGCAATGCTTGATACATCTGAAAAATCTTCTCCCTTTGAGATTCTTGTTCAATAGATGTCGCCTTCCATGTTTCTATGTAGCGACTTCCAAGCTCCTCAAAAGCCTCAACTACGATAGGATTACGCAAAACAGCCTTTGCTTTTTCGCCCCTATCCTGTTCTCCCCTTAACTTTCCTTCATCCATCACTCTCTCCTATGTGATATTTATGCCACACTATATTTTTCTAGTCTACAGCCATTCTAAATAGGTAACATTCTCTGCAATGCTTGGAAGTCAAGTATCTGTCCTGGCACTGATATTGCTTGTTGTCGTTTTCCAGGGTCATAAGGAGATTCCAGTCTTGCATAGCTACCTAATCCTGGAATGTCTGGCATAACCTGACCAAAGTCAAACCCTGCTGGCAAAGCCATAGCCTCTTGAGGTGTTATTGAACCTATAAACTCAGCTACTGTTTGTGGCGGTGTAGGCTCTCTTTCTACATACGCTTTAGCAAGCTCTCTAGCTTCAAGTTGTTGTGGTGTTGGCATGTAACCAGTCTCTTGGTCAAATCCTTCTGGATATGGATTAATCTGACTAAGCAAATATGGAACATTTACGTTACCTGCAACCTGAATGTCACGCAGGTCACTGTAGTAAGTAACGTCTGGCGTTAATACATTCAACGCTTCCTGCATATTTATTGGCGGTGTTTCTGCGGTTGGTTTTAATACACCAGCCTGAAGCATATTGGTTACAAAATCAGCAGCGTTAACACTTGGGTCTTTTAGTTTGTGACGTTGCTCAAAGTAACCATACTGGTCAACAATCTCATCTTGGTCGCTTGCTTCCCACTTCTTGAGGGCAGTTTGGTCAACCTCATAACCCATAGAGTTTTGAAGCCAGTTTACAAAATCAATAGCATTACGCGATTGGGTGCTACCAAAATCTCTCTTTGCTGTTTCTGTTGGATTATTTGGTTTATCATAAGCGCGAGAACTTGTTTCACCAAAGCGACCATCCTCAAAACCTAAAGTATATTTTGACCTTGGTATCTCACCTGCTGCACCACCCTCAATCATGCTAGGTAACGCTAAGGTTGCCGCCGCAATAGCAAGAGGGCCTGCCAGTGAACCTGCACCAAACATGCCAGCCTCACCTGCACCTGCTAAAGTTTTTAACTGGGCTGCTGTCTGAGTTGCACCCGCAGCCGAAGCACCCAGTGAGCCTAAGTATGTTGCACTAGGTACAGCACTTAAAACAGTAGCAACCTCACCAGGTGTATCCAACCCACCCTTCAATGCTTCAGCAGCATTAAATACATTTACAGCCGCCAGTGGGCCTTGAAGGTAAGGAGTGTTAACACCAGGTAAATCTTTTCCAGTACTGAATTTATATATTTCTGATGCAGAATCGTAAGCCCCAGGAGCATCCTTAACACTGGGGTCTTTTGCAAAATTAGCGACATCATAAGCAGAAGCACCAAGTATTAAAGCATTAGCAACTTCATCAGAAACAACCTGCCCACCACTAACAATGTCACCTGTTTTTTTGCCAGCCACTACTTCAGTTGTCATGTCAGTTAATTCACCAACACCAGGTATTTCAACCCCTCTTATAGAGCCACCAGGCAAATATTCTTGACCACGAAGCAACATATTCAATGATTCCGCAGCATCAATGCCAGCCTTCATTGATTGTGCGCCAGGTCTAGTTACTGCATTTTCTATGTCACCAATAAAGCCATAAGCGTCAGACACACCTTCAAATGTTTTCTTTAGATTATCTATAGTGTCG